ATTTTAGGTCCTTTTTTCTTATCTCTTATATTTGGGTCATACATTTCTTCTTCATTATCAGAATCTAAATTTTTGCTAATTTCCCAAAATTCTTTTGAACCTAATTTAAAAGTTTTATGATGGTCTGCTTTATACCAAAAAATTTGATCCTGTAATTTATTGGATTTGGCATTATTATTTATTACTAAACACTCAAAATTTTCAGTACATTGATCCATTACTTGACAAAAACTTTCAAAAGTTGGAAACATACCAGCATAATTTTCATAAATGCGTCGCCTATTTGCTATATATGGTTCACGTAAAATAAATACGTAATCAATATTTGTGCGTAAATTTGGAGGAATACCTAAAGGATATTGCATAGTGATTACTAACATTATTTTCCAATGGCGCCCATTCATAAAAAGTAGACGCATCATTTTATCTTTAGTCCAACTACCATCATATAAACAATCATCTAATATAACAAACGCACGAGGGTCTATATTTGATTTTTTATAAACTTCTATTTCTTTTTTTACTTGTTTCAATACTGTTTTTTGCCTTTTTAAAATATTTTCTATAATAGCAGTATTATATTCATCGTGAATAAAAAGTTTTGGAACATGTTCAGCATAAAAACCATTACCAGCTTCTGTTCCACTAATAACAGTTCCAATCGGTATATCTTGATGATAATAAAGAAGATCTCTTACTAAATATGACTTGCCTGTATCTCGACGACCTATTAAAACAATAACAGGACCTTTATTTTCATCCGGTCTAAAACTAATAGTTTTAATATCGAATTTTTTTAATTCTAATGTCATTATGTTTAATAATAATATTATATAATTCAAGATTTAACTAAATAATCTTAGATTTAAACATAATAATATTTAGTAATATTTAGTAATATTTAGTAATATTTAGTAATATTTAGTAATATTTAGTAATATTTAAAAAGATTAATTGTGTTATAAACAAGAAAAATAAGTATTTTTAATTTATTAAATGGAATTAAACTATAGAAAAAATAACAACAAACAATTATTTGAAACAATTAGCGACGACAAGTTTTTAGATATAACAAATATACAAAATTATTTTCCATTATATAATAACTATTTTGATTTAAATGTCAACAATTACAATGCTATTAATCTAAATAATAGTTATAAATTAGAAAATATAGTAGAGAAAATTAATTATAATAAATTTATAGGCGAAATATGTGATATTTGTAATAACAAATCGAGCAAAGATATTTTTATTAAATTTAGTCCATTAATAGATCCAGTTAAATATATGTTAGGTAAATATGATAATAGTTATAATATTTTAGAATTACCTAAATTTTATAGCAGCGATAATGTAACTAGCAACAATGAGTATCATAAAAAATATAAAAAAATATTGGATTCAAACAACTCAGCATATATTGATGGGTTTTTTTCCTTTTTATCGAGTTGTTTATTAAACAACTATAGTTTTTATAATGGATTAAATTATTATGGTGCATTTTTAGGAATAAAAAATAATTTTAAAGTTAATATTTCCGAAGATTTAGAATTTTTAAATGAATCAGACCATTTCCATAAACATAGAAATAATCTATTTAAAATTGAAGCAAGTGAAAAAATGAAAAATATTTTTGGTAAAACTAATAAAAATAAAAAATCACTATTAATAAATAGTAATAGCAAAACAGACTTAAATATTGAAGACTTAAATATTGAAGACTTAAATATTAAAGACTTAACAAAAAATCAAACAGAAGATTTAAATAGAATTGAGCAAACTTGTTTAGAAAATAAATCATTTAATCAAGAAGAATTGGAATTAACATATGAGAATTTAGATATTTTAGATAAATCTTCTATAAAATCAAGTAATCATAATACCAGCAAAAATGAAACAAGTAATTCAGAGTCATGCTCTTCAAGGTCATCAAATACAGAATCATTAGATACAAATACAACTATGTCAGATGAATCAAGTAGCGAAGAAAGTTACGATGATGGTGAAGAAATATTTTGTTCAATAGATAAATTTCCTGTTGAAATTATAGTATTAGAATGTTGTGAAGATACATTGGATTCTTATATTTCTAGTAAAAAAATTAAAGATGATGAATGGGAATCTATTGTTTTACAAATATTATTTACATTAATTACATATCAAAAAGTTTTTCATTTTACTCACAATGATTTACATACAAATAACATAGTTTATGTAGCAACCGAAAAGAAATATTTGTATTATAAATTTAACAATAGCCATTATAAAGTTCCTACATTTGGCAAAATATATAAAATAATTGATTTTGGAAGAGCTATTTATAGATTTAAAAATAAATTTATATGTAGTGATAGTTATTCTGAAGACGGAGATGCTGCTACACAATATAATTGCGAACCTTATTTAAATGAAAATAAACCACGCTTAGACCCTAATTATAGTTTTGATTTATGTCGGTTAGGATGTAGTTTGTTTGATTATTTTATTGATGATTTAGATGATATTAAGAAATTAAAATCCCCTATTAAAAAACTAATGATTGAATGGGTTTTTGATGATAAAAATAAAAATATATTGTATAAAAATGATGGTTCTGAGAGATACCCAGACTTCAAATTATATAAAATGATAGCGCGTAATGTTCATAAGCATACTCCACAAAATGTATTAAAAAAACCGCTATTTGAGAAATATCAAATAGCCAAAAAGAAAATCAACAATCCAGAAGCAATATTTAATATTGACGAGTTACCAATTATGGTTTAAAAATATTATATTTTATAATAAAATATAAAATATAAAATATAAAATATAAAATATAAAATATAAAATATAAAATATAAAATATAAAATATAAAATATATTATCAAAAATCTGGATCATTTGTAAAAGCACTTAGTGATTCTTTTGAATTGCCTATTATTTCATTAATATTAAGTTGTTCTAAACCAAACATTGAAATCATACTACATAAAAATACTATTAAACTATCTTTTGTTATGTCTTTTAATGATATATCAACTTTAGTTATATATTTCATATCTATTATTTTATAAATCATAAATATAATACTAATTACTATTGAGGGTAATATAAAATTCATTTATTATTATAAAATAAATGAATTTTATATATATAACGAATTAACTTATAAATTTATTAATTTATAAACTTATTAGTTATTATAATTCTTCAATATCTAAATCCAAATCTGATTTTTCATCATCAGTACTTATTTCAGTTTTTAAATCTAAAATATCTAAATCTATTTCATCTGGGTCATTTTTAATATTTTTAATATTTAATTCACTTGCATTAACCTTCATTTTATCTATTTTTAATTTATAATTATCTTCAGTATCTGACTCGTTATTAGATTCACTATTTGATTCATCATTAGATTCATCCTTATAAGTAGACTCTAATTTTGATACAAATGAACTCATTTTTGAAACACCATTATTTTTAATTATTTCTAAATTGTCTTCATTTAAATCTTTTGTAGCATTTTTAAGTGCTTTCTTTAAATTTGTTTTGCTTTCTTCTTTAATTTTTTCGAGTGCATCTTTTTTAATTTTTTCTAATTCTTTTGCTTCTTTCAATTTATTAAGTTTCTCCAATGCTTCTTTATCTGTAACAATTTCTTTCTTTTCTTCTACCTCAACATCTGTTTCTTGTGTCTCGTCTAAATACATTTGCAATATATGCTCAATAGGAATACTCTCTCTTATAGTATTTAAAATACACTCTTTAACTATTAATTCTAATTCTCTATTATTTTTTTGTATTTGTAGTGGTTTTATATTTAGTTCAAATAAATATATATTGACGTATATTTTTCTGGCAACATTTATATATGTTTTATGTATAAATTTACCTAAATCAGGTATATCTATATTAATTTTCTTTTGTTTTAATCCTACACGTGATGATGTTAATGATTTCAATTGAGTAATATGAACACATGATAATAAATCTTCTAAATAGTTACATGCGCTCGATATAATTATTCTTTGTTTCTCATTTTCGACTATTTCAGAACTCCATTTTGGTATATTGTTTAAAAAATTTTGAAATGTCATTAAATATTTGGAGTCTTCATCGTTTTCTTTACATACATTATAGGCTTCTGAAAAAACAGATCTTAAACCTTCTATAATACAGGGTGCCAATGTATTAGTCAATCTAGCACACCACTCATTTTTCGATTCAATAATTGTTGATAATGTAAAATCATCCATATTTATAGTTTAATTTTTATTTTTTAAATAAAAATTAAACTAAATTGTTTATTTAATTGTTTTATTAAATATTATTAAATAATGAAAAGTCAATAATACAATTAGTATTATAAAAATATAATAATATAAATATTAAAAATTCTTCACATCTTATTTCCTTTTTATAAATATCAAAAAAAAATACAAATTTTAAGAAGTCAGATTTAAAATTGGAACTATTTGTAAAATATTCTAATAAATTATTAGCACTAATTCCTTTATTATATATTAATGAACTATAATTGATTAACACTATATTTTTAGAATTGTCACTTAAATCTTTCATAGCATTATCTAAATTTTTAATGATTATTGCCAATTTGTTATTGAATTTATTATTGTTACTATTATTTACTGCCAAAGACTTATAAATAGTGTTTAAATTATTAGTATTACAAAATATTTCACAAAATCTGGATAATATTGGTCTAATAATTTTTGACTTATTTGCCGTAACAATAAAAAATCTTGTATTACTATATATTTCAATTGATCTTCTTAGTGCTGATTGAGCATCCAATGTTAAACTATCCGCATTTAATAACACAATAGATTTGAAATTTGTTATATTTTTATGAATTATTGTGTTGGCAAAAAATCTTAGATTATCTCTTATAAATTTTATATTTCCTTTCCCTAAACTACAATTCAATATAAGTGTGTTATTTTCAATATTTTTATAATTTTTATAAATATATAATAATAATTGTTCTAATAAAGTTTTTTTTCCTATTAAATTATTTCCATATAATAACAAATTTGGTAAATTATTTTTATCATGTAACTCTTTCAAATTTTGTAACATTAGTTAAAAGTAAAAAAAAATATTTAAATTAAAATATAATTATAGTATTATAGTATTAATATAGTATTAATAATGTATTATTATAATATAATACATACATATATATTATATTATGATACATATATGTAATATATTATTTTTTATATGTAATCTTACTGAATTATCACGTAAATTATTTGAAAAAAATACTAATAAAATTATTGATGTTATTAATAATAATTTAATAGTTAATTATCCTAATAATAATAATCTTAATATTTATTACGAAAAACGCATTAAATCAAATAAGCGTATTGTTTCAAAATTACATAAATTTAAAATACCATATGATATTTATGGATTAAGAATTATATATAATGATGATTCAGACTATTATAATACTAATATTGCCTATGTTATTAAAAATATTATATATGAAAATTTTAATACATTAGATTTTATAAGTGATGATTATATAGAAACACCAAAATATAATAATTATCAAAGTTTACATCTTTATATAGTAACTAATTTATTAATAGAAATTCAAATAAGAAATACTAATATGCACAATATATCTGTTAATGGATCAGCATCACATTATTATTAAATAAAGTTTTTTATATTTTTAAGCAACGCTTGTGAGAGATTTTGTGTAGGGATTATTTTTAAATGCGCTTAATAATGATTCATCCATTCTGGACGCATTATAGTTTACATCATAACTTTGCATTCCATTTAATTCTCCCATAAATTCTCGCGATGGTATAATACTTTGACTATTATTAGTAATTAATTGTCTATTTTGTTGAAAAACAGAATCATTGCGAGATGTTGTTGAATTATTATGATTATTAAATAAACTCATATTTCCTTGGTTTGGACGAGACTCATATGTTTTATTGGCAATATTTTGTTGAGCATAAGCACTATTATAGGGTCTTAATCCTTGAACATTCGAATTTCCATTACCCATATATTCTTTATTTGTGCTTGTTCTTTGATTATTATAATTTTGATGTTCAGTTACCATATAAGCATTTCCAGTATTATTTTGTCCTTGAACGTTTACATAATTCATATTTATTTTATTAGTTGTCATTTCTCTATTTGTAACTTTTGTTTTGTCGTGTGAATTAAATAAGTGCCCTGTAGGTGTTAATCCATTTACATTACCTGTTTCGCGTAAATTACCTATTACATTTTCTTTGCGTGTAGGTCTAAAAATGTCTAAAATAGGAGCAATTGCTGCCTTTGCCATCCCATAAACTCCTCCGAATTCATTGCCCTCCTTAGAAGTTGAGCGATTATTATTTAACATATTATAACTTTGCGAACCATAATCATTAGGATTTGCGTAATTTGTTCCAGTAGCACTAGCATTACTTAATGGAAGTCCTGACAAACTTTGTCGTTTTGAGTCTTCAACTTCGGCATTAGTATATGTAGCTTGACCGCTTTGCGCACTTGAACCTGTTCCATAATATTCGCGACTTGTATCATTTCTATTTTCCATTGGAATTAAATGGGTGCTTCTTATTGGAGGTGCTTGTTCTACGCCTGTTGTTGTAAACCAACGATTGGGTCCTGACTCATATGATTTATCCGGTAAATGTTTTTCAATAACACCTATTTTACTATTGGGTCCTGCCATTTTTATAGGATGTAAAGCTGGACCCTGGTGACCATCTAAATTAAAAGAAGTTTTTGGTTTATTTTCAGCACGTAGGTCATCAACCGATTTAGGCATCCACGACTCACGAGCCATCATTCCAGAATTGAATCCACCGCCGCCTTGTGTTCCTCCACTATTAAAACCATCTGCGTTTTGAGAACCATATCCCATATTAAGACCTGGTCCAACACGTTGCGGTTCCCATAATGTTACATTAGACATCTTCATTGATTCATTCATACGAGATTGAAAAAAATCACTATTGTTAGGAGTTCCATTTGGACGATGTGAATTTTCATCTGGTCTAAATAATGGAGCTACTTCTGATTTTGAAAATTGCTGACTTCCATTTCCTTGCTTTGTATCTAATATAGATTCTGTTAAATTTAAATCACCGCTATAACCACGTAATTTTCCACCATAATAATGTTGCATATTATTATGTCTGAATTCGTCTAAATTTGCTTGTTGACCAGATAATAAATTTACTTGCGTATTTATGGTGGGATTGACTTGTGGCATTACTTCTTCTTTATAATTTAAAAAGTTCTCGGTTTGTCCGGCTCCTCCTGATAAAAATTCTCGTTTTTGAATTTTTTCTTGACTGGCACTATTTTTCACAGCTGCCTTTTTTTCTTGCTCTGATAAAATATATATACTTCCTAATATTACAATAGGTATAGCCAAAGCTGCCATATTATTTTAATATATTATAATATTAAATATATTATTTAATAATGTAATAATGTAATAATGTAATAATGTAATAATGTAATAATGTAATAATGTAATAATGTAATAATGTAATAATGTAATAATTAACAAGTTTTCTAAATTATACGTTTGTTATATTTCTCTCAAGGTCATAACTATTATTTTGCTGAAAATAATCTTTTTGAACTATTCTTGAACTAATATTATTATGAAAAGGAATACATATATTTTCTTGGGGATTTAAATGTAAATATTTGAAATTATTAGGGACGCTCAAAGTATCATTTTTTATATTAAAATTATTAATTTCTCTATATACCCAAGAAGGATGAGTGGCACGAGATTGACTTGTAATTTCATTTTCATTACTTGAATAATTATTTACATAATATTTATTATTAGTGTTTAAATAGTCAGCATAATTATTTTCTTTAATGCTATCACGATTTAATTTTCTATGTAAAGAAAATAAATCACTTTCCAAATCTGTTTTATTATTTGATAAATTAGCACCCCATTTTTGCGGTTTAATATATGGATCGCTAAAATACGATGGATCCATTCCGTTTCCTGGAACATTAATGTTATAATTTCCAATATTTGTAGATTCCTCTAAATATTTCTGTATTCTACATGGGTCATCGTAAAATCTAGTAAATGCCATTTATATTAATATTATAATATTAATATTAATTTTAATTTAAGATTTTCTTAATTTATAAATATGGAATATATTCCATGCTATTATTATCATAAATAGTTACTCTAAATGTATCAGAATATCCTTCAACAAATACGGTATCACCATTATATAAATTGTCGCAACCTTGTGATGACGTACAACTTTTATTTTTAAATCTAATAGGCAATTTTATCATTCCATTTTTATCATTCATAGTGTAAAAATTCCATTTGTCTCTATTTGCAAATAGAGGTCTTCCTAATAAAGGCAATATTGTTTCTTGTCCATTTATACGTGTTAATATACCAATTTGTCTATACTCACTATTACAAGATTGTGTTGGCACATTTATAGGTATTTTTGGTCCATTATAATTAGAGTTGTTAACTATTCTATCATCACGTAGTGGGGCACTATATGGATTTAACAAAACATCATTTTCTCTATTATTATGAGAGTTTCCTAAAAATGGTATTAAATCAGAATTATGATGATTATGGTTATTATGGTTATTATGGTTATTATTGTGATTATGGTTATTATGGCTATTGCTATTGCTATTATTACAATTGGCACAAGTCAACTTATTACAAGCACATTTATTTGTTTTATTTAAATTTTGATTATATTTAATATTCATAAAATATAATATTGCTACTATAAGTAAAAAAAAAAATAATAATGTATAGTTTTCTATACACAATATTCCAGGAGGACATTTTCTGGCCATATTATTTATAATAAACACATATTATAAATAATAGCAACTATAAATTTGTTTCATACTAATATTATTAATTTATGAGAGTCTGTAAATAGTGGGGGGATCTACATCATCATGTCCTGCCAACATACTATTTAATTCAGATTGAGTACTTTCTTTTTTACTCTCGTGGTTATAAGTTTTATTTGCTATTTTAATTCCGGCTTTTTGAACTTCGTTTATAATATAACTTTTACAAGGATTGGGAGGTGGTTTATTATTTTTGGAATCTTTTTCTAACTCTTTTCCTTCATTATCTGCTTTCTCTCTTATTTGTGCCATTACTTCTAAATTTTCTATTTTATTAGTATTGAACTTGTTTAATAAATTTATACTGCTACTATTAAAAATAGTATCTATATTAAAAACTCTTAACATAATTATAATTATAAATCCTATAACGTAGGTAAAATTTTTATAAGAACTATAAAGTAATATAAAAAATATAAAATATAACAGCAACATTATATAATTTTTATTGAGTAAATATACAAACAATCTGTAATATGTATAAAAAAATATAATATAAAATATAATAGTATAATTTAAATATTTAAAGTTGTGTAATTTATTATTTATTATATCTACTATATTTGATTTCATAATATTAGTATAGCACAATATAATTTATAGTGCTATAAATATTTTGCATTATAAATTATATTAAGTTATTAAGTTATTAAGTTATTAAGTTATTCTGTTTTCAAATCCGAGAGAGTTTTTGTCGCACTACTAAACATATTTGTTAGTTTAGATAAATCTAAATTACCAATTGAACTCATTGCCTCNTTTAATGCAGGGGTCATAGTTTTCAATTGTTTAATTAATTCATTTTGTTGCTTAATAAGATCTTTTGTATCAGTTGATATTGATTGAATATTATCTTTTCCCATTATTTTCTCTAAATTATCATATGCTTGTTCCATTTCTGTTGCCTTTCCTAATTGTTTCTGCATTTGGTCTTTATTAGGAATATTATTAAATAATGCTGGTGTTAATTGTGTTAAAGCCTCTGCGTTGTCGGAATTAGAGGTTTCGGATAGACTAACTTCATCTGCTGAACCTTTCTTCATTGGACGAACCTTTTTTGACGAACCTTTCTCTTTCTTATTTGATGAAATATTATTATTTGATGGATCACTAGTATCTTCTAATCCTTCTAATCCTTCTTTATATACAAAGTAACTGCTTGACATAGTTGCTATACTTGTTACAATTATTGAGGTCCCAAGAACAATAGTCATATTTTTGGTAAAACTATACGCTACTCCTCCTGCTAAGAAAAACAAGAATATAGCATTAACTTCTGAATTCATTATATTTCCAACTAATGTTATAAAAGCTACTATTGCGACAATATATAAAGTTATTTTATTATTTACCAATTTATTAAACATAGCATTGGAACTCTTTTTTTTCATACTTTTACTCATACTTTTCTTTATATAATATTAGAAAAGAATAAATTTAATAAAACATAGTATTATTATAAATATTACTTTATTAAGTTATTTAATATAGTAATTTCATTATCTATTTTTTTCATTTTATCTAAAGTTTGCCGAATATATATATTTTTATCCTTTTTTTCTAAACTATTTAAATATTCTAAAAGTTTTAGGAGCGCTTCATTTTGTTTGTTTTTAAAGGTTAATGTATATTCAAATTCTTTCTTTCTTATATCTAATAATTTTTCAAGTGTCTTTCTTTTAGTTTCATCATAGTTAGGCAAGTTATGTTTTAATTCTTTATATTCATTAATAAATTCTTCTTTGTCATTAACAATATGTGTAATTAAATCTTTTACTTTGTTATCATAAATCGCAATATTTTCTCCTAAACTTTTTACCATAATGTTATATATTTAATTTATAACATTATAAAATATTATTAAATATCATAAAAAATATTATAAAAATAATATTAAATATTTTATCTCAAACTAGTATTATAATAAGTTTGTAATTGTGAATTGGATAATCCTATTCTTTGATCTTGAGTTAAATAATTATTTGCTGTAGTATCATAGTCACAATTAGGTTCCCATTCGCAAAAAACATAATCCGTAAGTTGATTGCTTACATTTACCATGTTTGTTTCGGAGTCCCAGTTATAATTAACATTATATAATGGTTCACATTTGTTATTGGTTGGATTAATTTTACATTTTGAACAATTAGCGAAATTTTCTAATGTATCATTAGTATTAGTATTATTATAGAAATATAATACATAAATACTTGAAATCACTATAAATCCTATAACAAAAATTTTGAATAAATTTTTTAAATCTGTATTATTTTTCATATTATATATATGTTATTCTTCTATAATATACTAATATTTTTATAAATTTTATAAATTTTATAAATTTTATAAATTTTATAAATTTTATAAATTTTATAAATTTTATAAATTTTATAAATTTTTAATATACTAAATAAAAAGCAAAAATTAGAAGTTTAAAGTATATTATTTTAAATATTTTATATTTATATAAACTATGGATAAAACAATTGAAACACAATTTAAAATAATTAAAAGTATATTAGAACCATTAATAAAAAGCAAACAAGCAAAATATAAAGCACTTGAAGAGTTAAAAATAAGAATAGA